AGACATTTGAGCCAAAGCAATACGTCCGAACTGGTAACTCTGAAAGAGCAATAAGACTTGGAAGAGTTAAGAAGATTAGTGAAGACGAGTTTGGTATTGAGCTTACATTTGATGATGACCTTGCTTATCATCCTTCCGTTATAAAGAGCAAATCTAAGACAAATAAGGAAGGTCATTCTTTTATGTTAATCAGTGAGGGTTGGAATGCTACCAAGCTAGAAGAGAAAATCGGAAGAAGCGTTTACAGGCTCACATATTTTGAGGGGATTAACTACATCGGGAGAGTCAGAGAAGCATTTAACTCAAAAGCTCCAGATGGTATTTTACTAGTCGTCAACTGGAGAGGAAAGCAATTCAAGAAAGGACGACGACCGTATACAAGGTAGGTGAAACAAAATGGCAAGAAAGAAGATTCCAGAGGTAACAGAAGAGTTCTGGGAAAACGTTGTTCATGAAGACAACAAAGAGCTTATTGAGGCTTTTCTAGAACAGGAAAACTTATCAGATGACACATTAAAACAATACAGGTCAGCATTGCGGATATTCGCAAAGTGGATATATGACAATCATTTCAGTAAGAAGAAAGGTGAGGAAAAACTCATCACAGAGCTTTTACCGCGTGATGCATTAAGTTATCAAAACTGGCTCGTTAAACAGGGTTTAGGAGCAAGTTCAATCCGCTTTAAGCGTTCGGCTGTATCTAGTTTATGTGGATACATAGAAGTTTATTGGAGTGACAAGTATCCAAACTTTAGAAATATTTACTCCAAGTCAATCAAAAATGTAGCGAAGACAAAGACAGAAAAAGACCCGCTCACAAAAGATGAATTGGAAACGATTGCACGAGAGCTTGAGGAAAGAGAAGAATGGCAAAAGTTAGCGTATCTCTGGTACACATATGCAACTGGATGTCGACGTGAAGAATCTCGTCAATTGCGTACAGAGGTTGCTACATACGAATTAGCTGTTGATAAAAAAGGTAATGTAAAAGATTTCTATTGGACGCACACGATACGTGCAAAAGGTGCTGGAAAAACTGGTAAACCTAGAAAATTCAAATTCAATCAAAAAGCGATGGATGCCATTAAGAAATGGCTGGATTATCGCGCTACTCAAGTAGATGAAGACGATTGTGAGTTTGTCTTTGTTTCAAAGAATAAAGGTGAGTATAGACAACTATCTGCTAACACTTTCAATAGATGGTGTGAGTACTTTAGTACGTTTATCGGTGGAAAGAAAGTTCACCCTCACTTATTCCGTACTTCACGCGCAACAATTGCAAAAGAAGACGGTGTAGATATTAAGAAGATTCAAAGTCTTTTGGGTCATGAGAGTTCACAAACGACAGAGATTTATATTGTCTCTGACGACTCAGATGATTCAGATGGCTTATTCTAAGAAGGTTAGGTTGCAGTCCTAGCCTTCAAAGAAGAGGTTAGGGTGTGCAACAGCACCCACAGTATAACAAGGGGTGAAACAATTTGGCAAATAACAACGGCAGTAACGATTTGAATATGATATTAAAAGCGAAAGTCGTTAAGTTAAAAGTAGAACTTGATTACAAAAATAGTAAACTTCCAAAACAAGTACAGGATATTACCAAGTTTCTTGAGAATAAACCTGTCAAACTTAAGGTTAAATTAGACGGTTCGATTGGTGAGTTAAACAAGCAACTAGGCACACTAAGTAAAACTCTTCAAAACAGCAAGTCTTTTAAACCTTTAAAAATTGGTGTAAGCATTGATGTAGCTGGTTCTGCCAAGACTATTAAAAAAGACTTACGTGATATTTATGATACTGTTGAAGACTTTAACCGTAAATATGGTGAACAGCTTCGACGCATGAAACAACAAACTGACAAGTTCAACCAGACTAAAGGCAATGTTCCAATGGATGCTGGTGTTCAGAACTTTAATAACATCAAGCGTTACACAGAACAATTAAAGCAAGCGGAACAACAACTTCGCTCTAAGTTTTCAGATGGTAAAGGATTATTCTCTACCGCTGAAATGAAAGATGCACAAGGAAATCTTCGCGGATTCATTTCATCTTTAGAGAGAGCAAACGGTGTAGTTGAGAAAATCCGCTACGAGTGGAATAGCGAAAAGAATAAGTTCCAAGTCATGGATAGACAGACTGTAACAAACACTGAAAAGAATATCCAAAGAGCAATGCAAGCCTTAGAGAATCTGCAACGAGAAATTGACAAAACAGGTGATGAATCCAAGCAATTCCAAAGAGAATACAATGCTCTACTAAGAGAAGGTAAAAATGGAACACTAGGCATGGATGCAGTAAAAGACCTCCAAACACGACTTCGCAATGAGCAAGCCATCATTCAAGCTACTAAGAAAGAAAACGCATTATTACGGGAGCAAGAAAAACTAGTTGCGGAAATCGTAAGAGAACGTAACAAAGTTAAAGGAAATGCTCAAGTATCTGGCGACCTCACAGGTTTAAAAAATCAATTAAACTCAATGAAAATGAGCGACTTCAAAGACCCAAATTCAGCTAATATGTTGGCTGAAATTAAACGTCAATTCAATGAAGTGAAACAAAGCTATAATGACCAGATTAAGAAAGAAAAAGAATTAATCAATGTCCAAGAAAAACGTAAGGATATTATGTCTGAATTACGTCAAATTAGTAAGACAACAGATACAAGAGGCGGAGTTCTAGGCGGTCTAAACATTACAGAGGTTAAGAGATTAGCTTCTACAATCCGCACAATGGAAGACTACATAGCAGTTAAAAGACGTATGGATGAAATCAATCGTGCTCGTAAAGAGATTGCGATTAATGATAAAGCTTCTGCACAGTTAGACAAGTTACGTAAAGCAATGCTTGACTGGGCTACAGCAACAGGGAAATCTGTTCCTGCTGTTGAAAAGCGCTTTGACCAGCTTAAACGAAACATGGGTTCAAACTTAGCTCAATTAACAAATGAAACAAGAAAATACGTTAACCAGTTAAATAACTTCAAACTTGATATGAGTTTAGTACGTGAAGCCAATTCTCTAGTTAAAGATGTTAGCCATGTCAGAGTGGCAAAAATGGTTGAACGAAACGATGTTGAAGGTTTAAAAGAATACATCGGTCAACTTAATAAAGCAAAAGTAAGCATGCTTAAACTAGAAGAAGGTGCAAATGGAGTTAAGAGAATCCGTGTTCAATTTGAGAGTACTGGTAAAACAGCAAAGCAATTAACTTATCAAATTGATGATGTAACGAAAAAACTACGTCACTTAAACTCTGGTGAAACATTTAACCGAAATGCCAACTTAGGTATTTTTGAACAGTTACGAGTGGCAATGGCTCGTGTGCCTGTCTGGATGACAGCTATGACAGCGTTTTATGGGACTATTGGATCAGTTCGCGCCATGTCTAATGAAATTTTAAAACTAGATTCTGCTATGACAGAATTACGACGAGTAGCATCTGACAGCTTGAATATCGAGTCTGTTTTTGATGGCTCAGTGCAAATGTCAAAAGAACTTGGAAACAACGTTCATGACGTTCTAGGTGCTGTAAATGAATTGTCTCGTACATTTGGCGACTTCAACGAAAGACAATTACTTGCTATCACTCGAACAGCAGTATTAATGTCAAACGTTTCCGATTTAAAAGTACAAGAGGCTAGTGATACATTAGTTGGTACAATGAATGCATTTAACATTAGTGCAGAAGAATCAATTCACATTGTAGACGCATTGAACGAAGTAGATAATGACTATGCTATCAGTACCGCTCAATTGGCAACTGGACTTTCTAAATCCGCTTCAACAGCCAAAACATTCGGTGTATCGATGGAAGAGAGTGTCGGACACATTACCGCTATCGGTGCGGTTACGATGGAATCTGGTAATATCATTGGTAACTCTTTGAAAACTATCTATTCTCGTATCACGACATTAGACAAGTCACAAGCTGTACTTCAAGACGTAGGAGTTAGACTTTATGATATCGGTGAAAATGGTAAAGAAATTCGTCCAGTAAATGATATCTTAGAAGACTTAGGTAAACGCTGGTTGAGACTAAGTGATGAGCAACGTCAAAACATTGGTGTACAAGTCGCTGGTCGTTACCAACTATCTAGATTTTTAGCTCTTATGAACAACTGGAATATGGCTCTACAAGCAACGAACACCGCTACATATTCTCAAGGTTCAGCAATGCGCGAGAACGCTCAGCGTATGAAATCATTCGAAGCACGTATTAATACATTAAAGAATAGCTTCACAGACCTTTCTAGAGCAGTCGGAGACGCTGTATTAAGTGACGGTATGATGAGTGTTATTCGCGGTCTTACAGAACTTGCAGGAGTGGCAATCAAAGTTGTAGACACGTTCGGTGCATTACCTATCGCCCTAGGTGCAGTTTCGGCTGTATTACTAAAAATGGGTGTCTTTGAAAAAGTTAAAGATGGTATCGTATCTGGCTTAACAGCTATGCAAGGAGCTTACACATCAACCGCTACAAGAGCAAACGTTTTCGCAACGACGATGGCTCGTTCATCAGCTATGGCTGGTGCAGGATTCGGAGCTATGAGAACACAGGCTGTCACAGCGTTATCAGCAATGGGAGTTGCTGTTAAAGGATTTGCTGTAACATTTAAAGCAATGTTAGCGTCAACGCTTATCGGTGGAGCATTTGTTGCACTAGGTATTGCGATTGAGAAAATCATGAAGCTTTACAATGAAAAGAAACAAAAAGAAGAAGAACTTGTCAAGATGAACAAAAAGATGGTGGATAGCTACCGTCAAAGTGAAGATGGTTTACAAGGTCTTGCTAAGAAATATGAAGACTTAAGCAACATCACAAATCGCACTACAGAGCAACAATCAGAGCTAGATGGAGTAACAAAGAGTTTAGCGGAACGCCTACCTACTACAGTCCAATTCATTGACGCAAATGGTAAAGCACACTTGAAATCAAGTGAGCAAATCAAGAAAGAAATCGAGGCTGTTAAAGAGTTATCTAGACAACAAGCTAAATTAGAGCAAGCCAAATTCGCTCAGAAGATGGAGAAACAAGCTCAGTCATTTGACAATATTACTGAAAAGATTAAGAAGTTGAATGATGAACAGAAGAAGCTTTATGAGAACGATGGAAAGTCTTCATTGTTTGCTGGTCTTAATGACGATGTTAGCGGTGGAAAAATCGATAACAAAAAAGCAATTGAACAAAATAAACTTGAAATCTTAATGGCTGAATCAGAGAAAACAAAAGCTATACAAAGCACAATTAAGACAATTCAAGAACAAACATTGGCATATTTCGAAGCGAATAAACAACTTGGTATGTTAGGGGAAGAACAACAAAAAGCAATCGAAAACTTCATCGGCTACAATGAGGCTATGTTACGTAATGCTAAAACACCAGAACAATTCAAGAAATCTTATCAAGAGTTATTCGAGCTTGGTAAAGATGTTGGAGACGTTTATGTTGAAGCATACAAGAAAATGGCAGATGGAATTGATAGAAATAGACATCCAGAGCAACTTAATGAAGTTAAGAAATCTCTTAATGATATTGCTAAACAAGTTCCTCAATCATTCTATACAGTCACTAACTCAATGGGTAAAGTTAAGAAATCATCTGGAGAAGTTCAAACAGGATTAAAAGAAATTATCAACGTAAGTAATCGTGTTGACGCTGGAGATAAAAACTTTAAAAGCTTACAGAAACGTTTAGAAAAAACGGGATTGAGTGCGGAAGATGCTGGATACATGTTATTAAACATGGGTCAACAGTATGGTAATACAGCTATTGAATCAGAAGGATTTGCTCAAGGTCTAGGTGAAGCAAATGCAGAAATGGATAGCTTAAACGAGAAAGCTATGGAAGCTATTGATTTACTTGGTGATTTATTTGATGTCAACAAAGAGCAACTAGCTGGCATAAAGTCTCACATTCAAGCAATGGAGCTTCAAGTTGACATTCAAGGTGAAGGCGCTAAAAAGAGTGAAAAGTATTTAGAACATCAAAAGCAAATTGTTGATTTCTTAGGTATTAGTACGACAGAGTACCAAAAGAATAAAGATGAAATCTTTAAAACAATCGAAGCTTTAGAAACACTTGACTTAAGTACATATACAACATCAGATAGCTTTGAAGGGTTCGTTAACAAAAGTGAAGATTTAACAGATGCTCAAAAGAACTTGTTAATTGAGTGGAGTAAAACAAAAGGCGCGAAAGACATCTTAACAGGTGCACATAAAGATATTCAAAAATCTACAGAAGACACAAATAAAAAATTAACAGAAGCGCAACTTAAAAACGCTGAAACATTCCCTAACGCTAGAGTTGATAAAAAGGATAATGGCGCAGTCCAAAACATGAAAGATATCCAAGATGAAGGTAATAAAACTAATAAGTGGATGACAGGCTTCAAGAAAGTTATGGCTACAGCATTCAGAGGTTTATTCCCAACGATGTCATTCTCATTTAGTGGTCTAGCTAATAGAGGTAGAAATTCACTATATCAAGAACTTGGTTCACTGGGTGGAGATATTGGTAAATGGTTCGCTGATATTGGTAAGAAAACTGGAGGCTGGCTAAAAGCTGGATTCGGTGGGATTGGAGACTACTTCGGTAGATTTTTAACTCCTAAAGTGAAAGAAAGCTTATCTGGAATCGGTAAATCAATTAGTGACTTCTTCGGTGGAATGGGTAAGAAATCCAAAGATGGCGCTAAAAACATGGGTCAAGGATTTGACGACTGGGTTAAGAAAGACGGTTCAGTTCAGAGAAAAATCATTGACGGAACAGTTAAGTGGACTGGAATTATTGTTGATTGGTTTAAGAAGTTGCCAAGCGACATTGCAAACAGTACAAAAAATATGGGTGCTGGTATTGGAGATTTCTTTAAAGATTTACCAGAAAAATCAGCACCATCACTAGAGAGATTTTACTTTGCAACATTAGACTTTTTCAAAGGTTTACCATCTAAATTATCAGAAGGATTCCAAGCAGTCGTAAACTGGGTTAAAGGTATTCCAAGTTACCTAGCTCAAGGATGGGATTCAGTAGTTGAATGGTTTAAAGGTATTCCACAAAGAATAGTAGACGGATTCACAGTATGGAAAGAAAATCCACTTGTTGGATGGATTGACTCAAAACGTGAAGGTATTTCTACAGCATTTGAAGGATGGTGGGTAGAAATTTCAGCTTGGCTAGTGGCTCTTCCAGCACGTATTAAAGCCAAAATTGCTGAATGGGGCAATCTACTTGAAGGTTTTGTAGAGTCTCAGAACGAAGAGAATAAGCGTGTATACGGTGAATGGCTCAATAACATTTTAGGTTTCTTTGGAGGCTTACCAGAAAAAATCGGTACAGAGTTATCGAAAATGGGTGGAACACTTTCATCATTCTTCACAGGAAAAGTTCCAGAAATTGCATTAGGAATTGCTACTTGGTGGAAGCCAATTAATGACTGGTTTGTTGGTCTGATTCCTAAAACATTTACAGCAGTTTCCACATGGTTCAGTTCATTCCTTACACAACTAAAAGGAAACGCTTCAATGATTGGTGGAGTCATGTCAGAATGGTGGACACCAATTGGAAAATGGTTCTCTGACCTTATTCCAAAAAGTACTGAGAAACTAAAAACATGGTGGAGTAGTGTTTGGACTTCTGTTACATCGAATGCTAGTAACTGGGCTACAGCTCTTGGTACATGGGGTACAGCAATCGGTAACTGGTTTGCTGGGTTGCCTAGTGCAACAAAAGGCAAATTCGACGCATGGCTTGGGAATATCGGCACATGGTTTTCTAACGGAAAAGAAACATGGAGTAAGCGCCTCTCTGAATGGAGTACGAGCGTATCCAGTTGGTTTACTAACCTTCCTAGCAAAACAAAAACAGGATTTGACACTTGGGTAAATAGTATCTCTACATGGTTCTCTAACGCGAAAGAAAGATGGTCTAAGAGATTATCAGAGTGGGGTACAACAATAAGCTCATGGTTTACAAATCTACCTTCAAAAACAAAAACAGGATTCGATTCTTGGGTAAACAGCTTCGGCACATGGTTCAACAATACTAAGAAAAACTGGTCAGCAAATTTAGATAAATGGTGGGGTACTATCAAAGGATGGTTCACTGGTCTAGGTAAACGTAAAGAAATTGAAAAATCTGGTTCTGATATGATTGATGCAGTCGGTAAAGGTATTGTTAAAAAGAAACCAGCACAGCTTGAAAAGTTATCCGAAACAATTCTTGATACAGCAGAAAAAGTCGGAGCGATGGCGCTTGTATTATTACTTGCACTAGGTCGTGAGATGATTGAACGTTTAATAACTGGTATCGGAAAAACTGTTGGTGCTTTATACAACACTTGGAACAAAATTAAAGCATGGGTAATTAAAACATTAGCAAACTTAGCTATTGATGCATTCAAGAAAGGTAAGGAAATTCTTGGAAAATTAGTTGATGGAGTCGCTTCTCTAATCTCTAGATGGGGTAAAAAGTGGGATGAAATCAAGGCTAGTGCAATCAAGAAAATGGAAGAAATGATTAAGAGTGTCGTTAAGATGGCTAAATCACTTCCAGAAAAAATCGGTGATGCGATTAGTGGAGCAAAAGAAGGCGCAACAAAAGGCATTAAGAGTCTTGCAAACTTTATCTCTGATTTAGTTGAAAAAGGCTTAAACAAAGTAATTGTTGGCGGTATTAATAAAGTCCTAGATAAAATGGGTGTAGACGAAGGAAAGCAACTAAAAGACTTCAAATTACCTCACTTTGCAAAAGGTACACCAAACGGTAAGAAACATAAAGGTGGTCATGCATTAGTCGGTGAGGAAGGACGAGAGTTAGCTTACATTCCAAACAAAGGTGTTACAATGCTTGGTCAACGTGGAGCGGAAATTCGAAACTTACCTAAAAATACATCTGTACTTCCTAACAAAGAAACTGAACAAATCCTTACGAAATATGGATTCCCAGCATATAAAAGTGGAGTTGGTGACTTCTTCGCAGATGTAGGAGACGCATTTACTGACCCTAAGAAACTACTAACAAAAACATGGGAAAAAATGGGTCTAAACTTTAATCTACCAAAAGGACTATATGCAGATGTAACAATGGCTGGGGTAAGTAAAGTCAAAGACGCTGGTGTAGACTATGTAAAGAACGCATACGATGAGTTCATGTCGATGTTCGACTGGGGCGGTGGAGACTCTGTTCCTGTAGGTGCTGGTAGTGGTAAAGGTGGTATGCATCCTTTCGTTGAGAAATGGTACAACCAAGTTAAAGACCGCTTCGGTAAAACACGATTCATGGGTGGATATAACAACCGTAACATGGTTGGTGGAAACTCTAAGTCAATGCATGCTTACGGGCGCGCGTTCGATATTGGCGGTTCTAAGGAAACTATGGGACAAATTGCTGAATGGTTACGTAAAAATGCAACAAATGTTCAGTATGTCATCTATAACCATAGAAGCTCTAAGAACGGTGGAGCATGGAAACCTTACGGTGGAGCAGGGAAAAATCCTCATACTGACCACGTACATGCTGACTTCTACCCACCAAAAGGTAGTGGAAACAATGCAAAAGGCGCTGGTCAAAGTGCACAAGCATGGAAACCTAAAATTATCCAAGCATCTAAACAGATGCATGAGGATATGACAGGTGGACAATTAAAAGGTATTATCGCCCAGATTCATAGAGAATCTAAAGGTAACGAAAAAATCACTCAATCTAGTTCTCTACGTGATATCAACGTTTTAGCTGGAAATCCAGCTCGTGGACTTTTACAATATATTCCACAAACATTCAGAACGTACGCGATGCGCGGACATACAAACATCTATAGTGGTTATGACCAATTACTAGCGTGGTTCAACAACACTAACTGGAGGAAAGATTTACCATACGGTCACTCTGGATGGGGTCCGACTGGTCATCGTAAATATGCGAAAGGTGGACTTATTGACAAGCCTCACTTTGGTCTTGTAGGTGAAGCTGGACGCGAGTATATCATTCCTGTTCAAAACAATAGAAAAGAAGGACTTGAACTATGGCAACAGGCTGGACGCGAGTTAGGAGTACGTCCTTACGCAAAAGGTGGAGCAGTAGGGAAACCTAAATTAACATACACAGCGAGAGAAGGTAACACGCTTAGTGGTATCGCTAAGATTTTCAAAACATCTGTTGAAACATTGAAGAAACTGAATAGCGGTTTAGCCAAGTTAAACAAAGACTCGAAACTCAAAGAAGGTCAAAAAGTAAACGTAACAGGTATTATTAAAGACGATGATTCATTCAACTCTAATAGCTTACTTGACCCTAACCGTAAGAAGAAAGGCTATGTACAGGCAGAGGATGGCTCATGGGTTACTTCTAGTACATACAAAGACCCTTCTTACAAGGCATCACAGAAAGCTGGAAAACCAGTTTCAACAACAAAGAAAACATCATCATCTGTATTAAAACGTGGCTCAAAAGGTGAAGACGTTAAAACACTTCAAAAGAAACTAGGCATCAAAGCAGACGGTATTTACGGAGCACAAACAGAAAAAGCGGTTAAAGCTTATCAGAAAAAGAATGGTCTATCAGCAGATGGAATTGTCGGTGCAAAAACAATGTCTAAGATGGGTATGACATCTAGCAAAGGTTCATCAAGTAAAACACCAACAAAGACAACAACACCAGCACCAACAAAAGCATTAACACCAGTGCAAATCCTTGGTAGTACACCAGAACAAAAGATTAAAGATGTTACAAACAGTATGAGTTTACTTGAAGCGCAAATGGCTGACTTAGATAAAACATCATTGAAATACAGAGACTCCACTAAGAAATTAGCAGAGTATCAAGTCCAGTTGCTTGCTCTACAAAAATTAGACTTGTCTACAACTCAAAAACGTCAGACAGAAATTGAAAAGAAAATGGGTGCGATGGGCGACCCTAAGAAATTATCCGAAGAAAAACGTGAAGAATACAATACTCTGAAAGATGAGTATGCAAACAACGCGGATAAGATTGCAAACTTAAAATCTACAATCGAACAAACATATGATGCTATCGATGATAAGTTACTTGAAATCTTCACTAGTTACATCAGTGAAATCACAACAAAATACGACCAGTACTTAAAAGGATTCACAGATAGAATCGATGACGTAGAATTTAAAATGAACGTTCAAGCAATCACTGACCCAGACAACAAGAAAGCATTACTAAACAATCAAATCGATAAAGCTAACCTCTCTAAAGAAGCTCAAGCTACAGCCTACAACAAAAAGAACAGCATGGAAATCCAACATACAAACGCTGTTAAAAAATATGGTTATCATTCTGAACAGGCGAAAGCTGTACGTGCAGAATTAGAGCAAGCTAGAGAAGCATACGAAGAGTACACATTAGCAGTATTAAACGCTGAAAAAGAAATTAAAGATACTCGTGGTGCAATCGCAGATGAGGCTATCGCACAGCTTAAAGGTTACTACGGTAAAGTGAAAGAAATGGCGACAAGCGCTATCGATAAACAAAAAGAAGCAATGCAAAAAGCTCACGATGATGAGATGAAGCTCTATGATGAAAAAGTCAACAAGATAAACGCGGTTTATGACGCTGAAATGAGTAAGCGTGATAAGAAGAAATCAGAAGATGATTACCAGAAAGAGCTTGATAAGAAAAACGCTAAGAAGGCTGAATTAAGTAATAAAATCGCACTTTTATCACGTAATGGCTCTGCTAGTGATAAAAAGAAAGTAGCGGACTTACAGAAAGAACTTGATGATGTAAACGAAGAAATCCTAGATTTCACAACGGCTCGTCAAGACGATTTATTCAAACAAGATATGGATGCTCAGAAAAACAAACAGATTCTAGATATCACTGGCGGATACGATGAAAACGGAAACCTAGTTGTAGGAGAGAAAGAAAAGAAACAAGAAGCTCACGACAAGGCAATGGAAGAGCTAGATAAAGAGAAAGAAGCTATTTCCAAGAAGTATGACGACATGATTAACGATGAGAAAAAATGGGCTGATATGCGTAATGAAGCTACTAAAGGAAACTTCGCAACAATCAACACAGAATTAACAAACATGTCAACTAACCTAAACAACATGAATAAAGGAATCTTCGATGGCTTAACGGCTGGATTCAAAGGTTATGCAGAAGAAGCGAAAAAAGAGATTGCTGAAATGTTCGGTCTAGATATCGACAACATGATTTACGGTTCGAAAGAGCCAATCAGCGATGTCAAAGAAGCTCAAGGTGCGAAGAAATACGATGCTAATTCAGATGGTACGGTGAAGACAAGAGGTAAGAAAGTTGATAATCCTAAAACAACTACACCACCACCAGCTAAAACACCAGACAAAACACCACCTAAAACATCAACACCACCTAAAGGAAGCACAGGAGGCAAAACACCTACGACGAGTAGTCAGCGTCAAACAACCGCTAACCTAAACTTCCGTAAGACAGCAGGATACGGCAACAACATCATGCTGACAATTCCTAAGAGCGCGAAAGTTGAGTTTGTAGGAATGGAAAAAGGATGGGCTAAAGTTAAGTACAATGGTAAGACAGGATACGTAAGCAACGACTACCTCAAGAAATTCGACACGGGCGGATATACGGGTAACTGGGCTGGAAACGATGGTAAGGTGGCTATGCTTCACAAGAAGGAGCAAGTACTTAACAGAGACGATACAAAGAACTTATTCAGTGCCGTGAAAGTCGTCGAACACTTTAAACACTTACTTCCAGATTTTGCGAATGGAAGTATTGATGGAAAGCTTGCTACGGCTGGCAACATCACAAACAATATCACTTATGGTGATATCAACGTAACAGTCGAAGGCGGAGATAAAAAGAAAGCTAAAGACATCGCAAAAGAAATCTTGACAGGAATGAAGAAGAAGGGTAAGTAATTACCCTCTTCCTCCCTGTTTTTTTAATAAGGAGAGAAAAGGAATGCCAACGATTAAAGATAAATTATATTTCAATTTAGACGGTGTTTGGTCATCCGAATACGGTTTAGTTCATGTTGTATTAGACGGTGGAATGTACGAAGAAAATCTTGGTGCAAATCGTGAAATCAATGAGAAGAAAGTAAGAAACAATCCAAAGCCTTTATTAAATGGTGTAGAAGAAAGTCCAATAGAATTTGAGATGTCAATTGCATTTAAAGATGATTATACAGACGAACTTTTAGACCAAGTTATTAGATGGCTATTTAAAGATTATTATAGACCGCTTTATTTCCAAGGAGCAGAAAATAAAGTATTCCGTGCAATGGTAGTAGGACAGCCACAAATTGTACATAATGGTCTTCAACAAGGATATGTGAATCTTTCAATTAGATGTGATTCATCCAACGTTTATTCACCTACAAACATTACACCTATGTATACGGTGTCTGGAACAAAAACCATTACTATGAATAGTACGGGTCATGTGGATATATACCCAGAAATCTCAATCTTAAAAATCGGTAACGGTACACTCAAAATTGAATCACTTGATGACATGGGGAATACTTTCTTGATTAATAATCTAACCAATGGTGAAGACCTTTACCTTAATTGTCAAAGAGAAATAATTACAACAGATGCAATCGGTGTCTATCACTTTGATGACGTAGTTGGAGAATACCCTCGTCTTATTTATGGAGCTAATCGTTTCAAAATAACGGGAGATTGCAAGATACAATTTCGCTATATTGACAAATACAGATTTTGACAATAAGACAGAAATTGACAAATGCTAAAAATTATGATATAATAGGAGATATAATGATGATTGGTGATGTACTATTTTTTAAAAAAGAAAATACATTTATTTCAAAATTGATTGCAAATATCACAAGTAGTGAATATACACACGTTGGATTGATTGTCGCGTATGACAACATGACAGGTGTAGCAACAATCATCGAATCTGACCGCTTTGTTAGGACACGCGTTTCCAGAGTTCAATTAGACGACAAGCATGTAGTCTTTACCGCTGGAGATTTGTCAGATGAGACAAGAAAGAAAATAGTCGACCACGCTTTTAAATCAATTGGTGTGAGTTATGACTATTTGCAAGTAGCTGGATTGTTCTTCTCAATGCTTTTTAAGGGAAAGCGATGTGCGCTATTCAACAGTACAAACAAATTAATATGTTCAGAGTTAATTGACTTAGCTTATTATTCTTCTGGTGTCAAAAGAATATCGGTAGAGAATCTTGGGAATATCATGCCTTCTGAGCTTATACGTTTTTATGAGTTAAAGAGCTTTGTCAAGGAGGTGTAAAGATTGTTTATTGATGTTGATTACAAGAAAAGATTAAAAGGTGCGAAATTCCATTTAGCAAGACCTAACCGTATTCCGATTGACGTAATCCATGAAAGATTTGAAGAATCCATTTCTGTAAAGCTAGGAAATATTGGAGAGCTAAGCTTTTCAATCCCTTATGAAATTGAAGATGCCAATACAGGAGAATACATAACTAATCCTCAAATTCACTCAATTAAAGAACTTATGCTCATAAGAGTTACGATGGAGTCATTTGAAGAATGGTATGTCGTAAGCGAAATAAAGGAAGATAGCGACGATGATGAAGTCTTCAATGTAACAGCATTCTCTCTTGGATATGAGCTACGTAGAAAGAAAATAACAGGCATAGAAGAGGAATCAATTAACCTCACTCAATTAATGACCATGTTGTTAAGTGAGACTGTTTGGAAAATCGGAACAATCGACCCTATGTTTGATGCTATGTTCCGCTCGTTTGAGTCTGGAGATAATACAAATATTCTAGACTGCATTACACAAGCGATTGAGACATTTGGTGCGTTGATTATTTGGGATACGATTAACAAAACGATTTCATTCAAAGATGCAACAAAGAATGGCAAGTTTAGAGGGATGATTGTTAAAGATGGTCAATTCCTTAACACCGTTTCAAGAACAAGAAGTACCGATGAAATGGTAACACGCTTCCATATGGAAGGTAGTGAAGGTCTAACAATTCACAGTGTCAATCCTACAGGTATGGGTTATGTTGAGAACTTTGATTACTTCATGCATCCATTTAAGCGTGATGCAAATAAGAATGTTATCCAGAGTTCATATTATATGTCAGATGCCTTGTGTCACGCTTTACTAGACCAGCAGAGCTTATTGTTTGCGAATGCACCTAGAATTAAGACATTAAGTGATACACTCATTGCAAAGCAAACGGAATTGATTACAGAACAATCTAAACTAGATGAGCTTAATAATCAATTAAAGAATCTAGAAGGGCTACTTGATACAGCAAAAGGTACAGAAGACAAAAAAGCAATCACGGATAGAACAAATGATATCAACACTAAGAAAGGTCAGATTGCTACACAGGAGCAAGTCGTAAACTTAATCAAAGTGGCAATGGCAAATGCTGAATTAGAGTTAGAGACGTTACAAAATCAAATCTCTCACGAAGCAAATTTCACACCTCAACTTGTTGAAGAGCTTGATTCGTATATTCTTGATGATACTTGGATAGATGACAATTACACAACAGCAAAAGACCTCTATGAAGAGGGTTTAAAGAAGTTTGAAGAAATTAGAAAACCAAAAGTAGTTATAGAAATTGAGATTGAAAATCTTTTAAACATTATTGAAGAACAATACTACTGGGACAAAATCGTTATTGGCGATTTAATCAAGGTTAAATATCCTCGAATGAACATTGAGTACATGGCAAAAATCATTGAGATTACATTCAATTTAGAAGAGCAGACCGCTACTCTAACTGTTGCCAATAATGCAGATTTGTTAAACGACACAGAGAAGCTTGTACAGCTACTCAACCAAACCTCGAATGCAGTTTCATTAGTCACAGCAAACAAATACAAATGGGATAAGATTAATGCCGTACAAAAAGAAGTAAGCTCTATTTTAACGAGTGAATGGGATGCCACGAAGAATAAGATTACCGCTGGTGTCAATAACTCTGTTGAAGTAGGAAGACGCGGTATCATTATTAAAAATCCAGACTTTCCTCAAGAGGTTGTCATCATGCAAAGTGGTGTCATTGCTTTATCGATGGATGGCGGAGAGACATGGAAGACAGCTATTAAACCAGATGGTATTGTAGCAGAGCGGTTGATTGGTCAGATTATCGCTGGTCAAGAATTACTTATTACGAATAGTAGCGGTTCATTCACATTAGATAATAATGGTGCAAAATTTAACGTAAACTCATTTATCATTGAATCTGGAAACGGTACGAATGTTGTCGAGAAATGGCAAAGTGCTTCGGAGTTCATAGATGAGTTTAAGGATGATGGAATTATCACTCCTTATGAGAAAAAGATGTTAAAGATTGAGTTCGATAAAATTATCGATAAATACAACGCTTATCAAGTCAAGATAGATACATATTTTCCAGACCATAATGGAGCATATCAATTTATCAATAATTATGTAAGCGCTTACCAAGCTTTATATGATTACTTGTTTGTTGAGCTTCAAGGAGATAAACCGCTCCTAGCAAGTACAAATATGGCATATTCTACACGAGTAGATAGCGCGGTATATGCATCGAAATTTAAGAGCTACGAAACATCTGAAACAGAACTAGATAAGCAGATTACGATTAAGTTTAAGAATCAGCTTCAAGATTTAAAAGACCAGACTCAGAGTGATATTGAAGAGGTTATGAATGATGTAGCCTACAGTATAAGTCTTTTCTCTACGAATGGACTAATCTTCAAAAATGGGAATGTTCAAACAGATATCATTGCGACTGTCTATAAAGGCACACAGGATATCACAAGCACACTTTCCAACTCACAATTTATCTGGAAGAAATTCAATGAAGGCTTAGTAGACATTGCATGGAATACAGCTCATGCAAATGTCGGTAATAGAATTACAGTGACAAAAGCGGATGTATATAAAACAGCAGATTTTCAGTGTTTTATTGATATCCCTTAAATATAAAAAATAATGGTATAAAAGGATGATTTTATTATGGCACAAGTGGCTTCTGGGCAAATCACGCTCACAGATTTAAACGATTCAAAACAATTGGTGATGTATATTGGTGCATCACAATCTCGAACAGTAATTTTTAATGGAGTATCTACATATGCTCCAAACTATGCAAGTACAAACCAAATTCTAACACCTCAATTATTTATTGCAGGAACAACGACAGATGTATCCGCTCAATCTACATCTACTAAATGGTTCGTACAAGTAAATGGCTCTGGAACACCAACAGAGATTACAGCGACTACAACTGATTACACACTAGGTGTAGGAGCACCTAAGACATTAACTCTTAAGACAAACTTACTAACCAGTAACACATCAATGACTTATATTTGTGAAATGCAATATCCAGACCCTTCAACTGGATTCACTGTAACAGCTAAAGCAGAAATTGAGATTGTTAAAGTAACGAATGGTACGAATGGTGCAAATGCTATTACAGCAGTTCTAACAAACGATGCAGATTCGGTTGGTGCGGATTCTTCTGGTGGTAGCCAAATTATCACAGGTGTATCTTCTACTATTACAGTTTATGAAGGTGCAACAGATGTAACAAGTTTATGGAGTATGGGTACTCCTGTAGTAACAGGTTTAGGAGCTTTAAATACAGCATATACATTAACTGGTGCACCTGCAAATAGAACATTTACCTTAACAGGAACAAATCCAATGACAGCAGATGTAGCAACAGTTACATGGACATTGACTCGTAGTGGATACTCAAGCATTACAAAAATGTTTACAATCAATAGAATTAGAAATGGTGTAGCTGGTACATCACCAACTATTTATCGTTTAATTCCAAGCACGAATGCGTTTCAGCAAAACATCTCTGGAGTATTTACTCCAACGACTCTTACGGTTACTGGTAAATCACAGACTGGTACAGGCGCATATGGTAACTATGCGGGTAAGTTTATGATTTTTGAATCAACAGATGGAACTAACTTTGGTACAGCTAAGTACACAACAGGTGCAACAGATGAATCATCAAAAGTCTACACTCCTTCTGCAACAAATGTTAAAGCTATCAAGGTTCAAATGTATCTGGCTGGAGGAACAACTACACTACTTGATGAGCAAATTATCCCTGTAGTTAAAGATGGTGCAACTGGTGCAGTAGGTAATGACTCACTGTATGCAAATGTTTGGACTCCAGATGGTAACACGGTTCGTAACTCACAAGGTAGTTTAACGGTTGAAGTTGACCTATTCAAAGGCGCTGGTCAAGTTACTCCATCAGCATTTAAATGGTACATCCAAGACCCAACAGCAACAACCGCTTCTGGTGGAGACACAGATGGTGGAGATGGTTGGAGACTATTAACATCAACTTATAACGTGGGTATTACAGGCTATACAGCGGATAAGATTACTGTTCCTGCTTCTGCTATTGCTGGAGTAGAATCATTCAAATCTGTCGTTACATACAGCTCTGCAAAGTATAGTGGAGTAGCAACTGTAATTGATGTAAGTGACCCTATCATGGTTCGTATCGATGGAATTAACGTCTTCAAGAATGGTCAAGGTACAACAACGCTGACAGCAACATTACTTCGTAACGGTGAAGTATTAAGTCCAACTGGATACACATTTGCATGGTCAATCTATAATGCAAGTAATGTTAAGACAGCATTTACAGCTAGTACACAAACAATTACAGTCAATGCCTCAGACGTTGCGGGTAAAGCAAATGTTGTCTGTGAAGTATCGAAATAACCGCACAGAAATTGACAAATACTAAAAATAATGATATAATATAAGTATGGAAATGAAGGAGAGCTTTTGGATGAAGGCTCTCTTTTCTTAGATACGAGGGAAATAAAGGAGTAAAGAGATATGGCAGATATGTTTAATAACTATGCCGAACTGTCAGCGGTCTATGTCGAAGGTACAGACTATAGAGTCACACTTACTAAAAAGATTAAAGACATTGGTATTACCGCTTATCACGGTGGCGGTATAGAGATTGGTTCTACTGAATTAATGCAATATATCTACGAGAAGAAAACAACTTGGTCATGGTATGGCTTTGAAGGCTTGTTATCCGCTGACAATAGCAATTTACATATCACATCGACTCACTATGATGAGCCTAGAGGGATGGACTTTGTTAGCTATGTAAATAGAGCGGTTTCACTTCATGGAGCAAGTGGAACAGACCCTATCACTTACATTGGTGGTATGGATGTTATTACAAAAGCTTTCATTAAATCTAGACTTGAAGCAAAAGGTTTCGTAGTAACATCTGCATCTACTGAAAGTGGTATAGCAGGAGAGACGGTAGAAAACTTTGTGAATAGACCACCAAAAGGTGGGGTTCAACTAGAAATGTCTACTCAGTTAAGGAAGAGTTTCTTTCTTAATGATGACTGGTCAAAAACAGCTAGGTCAAACAAAGCAAATTGGACACAAAAACTGAAAGACTATGGCGATGCAGTCATGGAAGGGATTGAGATGGCGTTGGCTTTAAAAACGATTGGAACAGGTCAATTAACCTTATCAGACTTAAATGATGCAATTATCAGTGGGACAGCACCAGTTAATCCTACTGTGGGTACACTATGGATAGATACAAATGGAGCAATAAATATTCTTAAAGAGTGGAATGGAAACGCTTGGATTAGTCGAGGCGATTTAGACCCTCAAATGGGTACGAAAATTGACAGCATTCAAACTACTTTAGGAAACATGGCGAATGATGACAAGATAGATATTCAAGAGAGAAGAATATTGAAAGATAAGCTAACAGAAATTCTTGGTACTGTAATGAGTGATACAGCTACGACAATGCCTACAACAGCCACACTAGACAGTAGTGGTAAGGGTAGTTTTTATCAAGTACGGAAATCGGCACTGCTCGTTGGTATTTCAACAGGCGATACAAAGTACTTAAACGTAGCCACACAATACAATAACTTGAAAACATATCTAGAAGGTTTAACACCTGTGGAAGTTTGGGACGTTCGAGCCGTAAATAAAGATGTTGTTATTAATGTTACGAAGGCTACATTCAGAGATAAATGGCTACAGTATTTTAATGCAGTCAATGATTTACTTAATGCAATTGATGAAAAGCAAAAGGCAAATGTTGATAATATCGAAATTGGTCACACCAACTATGGAAGTAATGGCAACTTTGAAATGGACATTACAACGTCATTGTGGAAGGATTCTTATACTGGTCAATTAAAAGAAGTGGTCGACATTGGAACAGAAACACCACCTCATAAATTTGCATACCATGTGAAAAATACAACAAATGCAAATGGAGGTATTTTTACTCCAACATTGTTTAGTGGAGCTGTAGCAAATAACCTACTTGGAAAAGAAATCACAGTTTCTTTCTGGCTCAAGTATACGGGAATTGTTGTAGGAGCTAATAGTTGGAATAATGGTCGATTTGGAGAAATCATTATCAGTGCTAAAAAAGCAGATGCCTCAATGATTTACACTTATCCAGCAGTATTAAATGTAAGCGGTAGCAATGCTGGATGGGTCAAGTATTCGAAAACAATTAAGATTGATATGCCAACAGGTGGAACAGAAATTACAAACATCCAATTCAAACACGGTATGGAAGGTTGTACAGGCGAATTTTGGACAACAGGAATTAAGATTGAGTTCGGTAACAAGGTTACAGATTGGAGTCAAAGTCCATTAGACTTACAACAGCGATTAACAAGTGTTGAGTTTAAGGTTTCTGATAACGAAATCATTTCTAAAGTGACATCTAGTAGCAAATATATGACAGACTTCCAAGCGGTTAATACAAGAATTGATATGGCTGGTTCGGCTGGAGTTAACCTAGTCGATGGGTCAGAGTTTAAAACATTACCTCTGTCTTGGAATGGAGCGGGATTACTATTAGTCGAAGGTGCAAGTGGTCAACCTAACTCATTAATTGTAAGCAAACCCGCTGGTGGAGCATCGTATGCATTCACTCTATACGGAACATCAATGTTTAAGAAAGATGAGTATTATACAATTTCTTTCGAGGCAAAAACAGATGGAACGCTAGACCAATTCAACTACATATACCTTCGAGGCAACGGTGTATCAAACTATCAAGTACCAACATCTATTACGATTGATAAAACGAATACGACAGGATTTGTATTCTATAGTGTAACGGTCAAAGCACCATACGATTTTCCAGCGAATGCAGGAATCATGATAGGAACAAATGGACAGACAGCACCATTTGAAATTAGAAAACCACAGATTGAACGTGGTGGGAAAGCATCAGATTGGAAATCATCTAATACAGACCGCTCAAATGCTTTAGGAGCTTCAATGGATGCAAGCAGTATGGTTACTAACTCAACTTTCTATAAGTGGGGTGGAACACACTCTAAATACCCAACAGGCATGACGCATTGGACTGGTACATTCTATGGTCAACGTGAATTGACATTAACTAAGAATGGTGGAAATGCTTTACGATTCCAGAACACAGGGACAAATGACGCAGGAGCAAACCTTAGTACTGGATTCTTTAAACCAAATTTAGCTAATACAAAGTATCTAATGGTCGAAGTTGATTTCTATGTTAACAGCGGAACAGACTTAACAGCATCGGGAATCTTGATTGACTGGCTATCTAATGGAAGTATAAGAAGGCAACACAGGCTTCAAGATATGGTCAACGAAACGATTGTAACAGGTAAATGGTATTCTGGTCGAAAACTATTTGTCAGACCTACAGATACCGTCACAGGCTTTACAGGAGCAATGAGTGGATACATAATGGCTAACTGGGCTACTCTTGGAACAAAAGCAGATAAAGACATTATCTTTGATAGACTATCAGTTAGAGAGGCAACAGTCGAAGAGATTAAAGCATATAGTGCAGATGCAACAATCGCTGATATGATGAGCGATATGAAGATTACTCCAGTTGAAAAGAGTACATTAAAACAAACATGGGACAACATTAAATCAGAGTATGCAATTTTAGTAGCTCAAGCGCAAGCAACGGCTGTTACATATTCTGTATACAATAATGCTTATACAGTATTAAACGGCTCAACCCCTAAAATTGAATCCGAAATTTTGGCTTCAATGACTACAACATATACCTTCGCTTCAACAACAGCTCGTGACACATTTAAAACTCAATTAAACACATATTATAACGAAGCTTTACGATTAAGAAAAACGATTGATGATGTACTTGCTAGTCCTAAGAACTTAATTCTCAATTCAACATTTAACCGAAAAGATGACGCAGGAGCTTTAACAAGCTGGAACAATGTCAATGCAGTATGGAAAGTTATTGACCCAGAATCAGATAAACCAACAAGCAATATTTTAAAAGCCACAGCAACAGGAAATACAACAAATCCTATTTACTCAGCTCATTCAAACTGGTTTACAGTCAAGCAAGGAGATATCTTCACTTTCGCAATTGACTTCAAGGTAACAAGTGCTACAGCATGGGATGTTAAAAATCCATTCATCATTGAGTTTTGGGATAGTGCTACAACCTCTACTCGTGTCCAATATCAAGACGTTTCCGCTACGAATCTAGGAGTCACTACAGTAGCAGATAACACTTGGTATCGCGGTTCAATCACTGTACAAGTGACAAGTGCCACAGCTACCAGAGGAAGAATCAGATTAGGATTATTTAAGAATGGTGAGCTATTTATCCGTGAGGTGCAAGTACAACGTGGACATAAAGCTACTGATTATCAATATGCACCAGAAGATACATATGAGCAAATCAACTTGATTCAAGAACAGGTCAATCAAGCAATGACGCAGATTACGTCAGATGCGATTATCGACACAGTAACAAAAGGAATTAACTTTGATGCTTATGCATTAGCAGATAAGCTAGGAGACTATGCAACAAACACTGACCTTGATGGTGCAGTTTCGGATACTTTAAATGAAGTAGATAACAAGATTAAAGCAATCGATTATTCAGATTATGTAACACAATCACAGTTTACGAGAACAGCATCAGACATCACAGCCAAGTTTAAATCTAGTGGCGGTATCAATATGCTACGAAACTCTGTTGGGTTCTCATATCTAGACTTCTGGACAATAAGTGGAGCGGTTGAAACGACAACCAATCGAGAGCTTGAAGGACTAGGATATACGAGTGGATTCATGTTTAGACAAGGTGTAGCGGGATACATTGAGCAAAATGTTTATACGGTTGTAGGTCAACAATACACAGTCTCATTCTTACTAAATAAAACAAAAGACAATACAACTAACAACTATGCTGGAATGGATATCTACGATGCAAACGGTGGCAAGTTGATATTCACAGGTTTAGGAACAGGTTTAACATCTGGATATGATTTATATTCATTCACATTTGTAGCACCTACCGCTTTTGTGAAAATTAGATTTACAGTCGGGTCAAATGCAGAAGCAATCATTACAGGAGCTATGTGCAACATTGGCGACCAACCTCTTCAATGGAGCATGCATCCACAAGAGATTTACAATACGAATATCAGAATGGATTTGAACGGTATTCGTGTCACACAAATCGATTCTACGGATGCAAGTAATCCAATCCAAATTGGTTACACAGTTATGACTCCAGATAAGTTTGCTGGATACTACGATGTCAACGGTGACGGTGTAATTGATAGCTCGAAAGGTTCAATCGATGAAGTCTTTCGAATGGATAAAGATGAGTTTGTGATGAAGAAGGCTAACGTCAAAGAAGAGATTACGATGGGAACGATTAAAGTAATCAAAATCGACACGGCAGGAAGTCCATATGTCGGATGGGCGTTTGTAAGTAATCAAACTAGTTAAAGATTTTAGAATAAAAGGAGTGTTGATAAATGGCTCTTTCGGGCAGTTTTTATCAAAATGTAGGTTCGGGATATCGTTTACAGACTGAATGGAGCGCAACCCAGAGCGTTGCAAATAATACAAGTACAATTACAGTTAAATTATACTGGATGAGTTTAGGTTCGGCTTACTATGTTAACTCAAGTGATAGTAAGCCAGTATCTATCCAAATTGACGGAGAAGCATTTCCCGCTAACAAAGCTGGTTTAGCGGATTTGAACGGAAACCAAAAGAAGCTGATTCACTCAGCTTCTAAAACGGTTTCACATAATAGTGTTGGTGAGAAATCTGCTTCAATCGTCGTCAACTTTGACCTTCAAGGAATTAGATTGAGTGGTACAACTTACAACAATATTTCAGATAGTGGAACGGCAAATTTAAATACAATTCCACGAGCAAGTACGATTACATCATCTCTGAATTGGAAAGCACCAAATGCTTTTCCGATTTCGATAAGTCGCTCAAGCTCAAACTTTTATCATGACATTGAAGTGCATGTGAAAAGAAAATCATCATCTACTTGGACACTGATTAAGACATACTCTAATGTGTCAACATATGTCGGTGGAGGATATGAATTAGATGAGATGAAAAAAGTATTCCAGACACTTGCTACAGATTCTAGCGGTCATACACGTATTATTATTAAAACTTATAACGGCTCTGGCTCTGGTCGTACATATGTTGGAGCACACGACTATGGGGTTGATAGTGGATATGATGGTGGAGAAGTAGTAGTAGAATATTCCAGTAAGATTACAACCTCTGCAAGCTGGAATATAGGCGATTCTGTTGGAGTTTCGATTGCTCGTAATCATCCTAGTTACACACATGTAATTAAATTCTATGCAAACAACCAATTGATACACACATCTCCTACGGTTGAATACAGTTATACGTGGAATCCAACAACTACCGAAAATAATAATATGTATGCTCAAACACCAAACTCAAACACGGTTGCATCAAAAATAGAAACAATTACTTATTACAATGGAATACAAGTTGATGTTTCGAAAAATGCAACAGGCACAGCTACAGTAACTAATTCAAATCCCACTTTCGGTACGGGTTATACATATGCAGATACAAATGCAACCACTATTGCAATCACAGGGAATGACCAATACATCATTCAAAACAAATCAACTGTTCGAGTTAGTATACCAACAACAGCAAATGCTACAGCAATCAATAGTGCATCAATGAAGTCATACAGCGTGACATTGAATGGGGTTACGAAGACCGCTAACTACTCTACAACCACCACATTGACATTCGATTTTGGAGCGGTGAATATAAGCTCCAACTTAACATTAGTGGTAAAAGCAATAGATAGTCGTGGAAACTCTACACAGACCTCTAAAACGGTTTTAATCGTTCCTTGGTCGCCTCCAGTAGTAAATACAGATGCAAAGCGATTAAACGGATTTGAAGACTCTACGACAGTTACAATGAAAGGTAGTATTTCCAATCTAAAAGTAGGAACAACTGACAAGAATGCAATCCTGTCTATGCAGTATCGATACAAAGATGCAGTTACAGCAAATGCTGTTTTTGGTGCTTGGACTAACTTTACATATACGACAACTGGTATGAACTATACAGCTACAGATGTAACTCTTACTCTAGATAAGTTAAAATCTTGGACATTTGAAATTAAAACAACTGATAAGCTCGGAACAACAACAATTACAAAAACAGTAAATAAAGGGCAACCGATTCTATTCATAGATTCAAAGTTAAACTCTG